CAGTTTTAAGAAAAAAAGGCGAACGCTTAAGTCGATCCAACGGAACGTCGTTTGTTGCAAAAACCAACAATTTAGAGGTTCAATATAAACAAATGAATAACATTGAAAAATTATTTTATTATTTGCCGGAATATTTAAAATAAATTTTTAATTTAGCGTTTAGAATAGAGTTCGAGAATAGGCCCATTAAATAGCTTAATGGGACATAAAACAAAAACAGAATGAAAACATTTAACGATTTTAATATTGACGTCGGCAATAAAACAACCGGTAAAATCAAAACACAATGTCCGCAATGCAGTCAAACGCGCAAAAACAAACGCGACAAATGTTTGTCAGTTGATATTGACAAAGGTTTATTTAATTGTCACAATTGCGGTTGGGCCGGAACAACAAAATTCGAAAAGAAAAAAGAATACATTCGTCCGCAATCCATAAAAATAAATTTAACCGAACGCGTTGTAAAATGGTTTGCCGAACGTGGCATTTCCGAACCTACATTGCAACATTGGAAAATTGGCGAATCATTGGAATATTTTCCGCAAGTTGGAAAAAAGCGCCGCGCAATAAATTTCAATTATTACCGCGAAAACAATTTAGTTAATGTCAAATATCGTGACGGCCAAAAGAATTTCAAAATGGTTTCCGGCGCTGAATTAATATTTTATGGTTTGGATAATATTAAAACAATGGAAAAAATTTACATTGTTGAAGGCGAAATTGACGCGTTGAGTTTACACGAAGCCGGTATTTATTCAGTTTGTAGCGTTCCAAATGGCGCATCAAAAGGCAATCAACGATTAGAATATTTGGACAATTGTTTTGAATACTTCAAAGATAAAACCGAAATAATACTTTGCACCGACAACGATTCGCCAGGAATTGAACTTCGAAACGAATTGTCACGACGTTTTGGTGCGTATCGTTGCAAATACGTCGATTTTGGCGACTTTAAAGACGCAAACGAAATATTAATAACAAAAGGCGCCGAAGCGTTGCGAAACGTTATTAAAACGGCTAAAAACTTTCCATTAGAGGGCGTTTTGAATATAAACGATATTTGGGACAATGTTTTAAATTTTAACGAAAACGGCGTCAAAAATTATTCAATCGGTTTGCCAAACGCCGATACATTTTTTAAAATGGAATTGGGCCAATGGTCCGTTGTGACCGGAATACCAAATTCCGGAAAATCCGACGTAATGGATCAAATATGTTGTAATTTGGCGACGCGTTACGATATGCGTTGCGCTATGTTTGCGCCGGAATCATTTCCATACGAGGGCCACATTAAAAGAATTTCAAATAAATTAAACGAAACTAATTGCACCAACGAACAATTAAATCAAACAAAAGATTTCATTCAAGACCATTTCTTTTGGGTTAAAATAGATTTGGAAAATTTAACGTTAAAAGGCATTTTAAATGCGTTTAAAGAATTAGTATTTCAAAAGGGAATAAATGTTTGTGTGATTGACCCATGGAATATGTTGGACCATTCAGCGCAAAAGGACCATTCCTATATTGGGCGCGCATTGTCAGAAATAACGCAATTTTGCCAACAAACAAACACACATTTGTTTTTGGTGGCGCACCCACGAAAAATTGAATCCGAAAACGGAAAATATAAAAAACCAACGCTTTATGACATCAGCGGTTCGGCCGACTTTTTTAATAAAGCATATAATGGTTTAATTGTTTACCGCTGCATTGGCGAACGCACAAAGTTTAAATCGGACGTTGTTAAAGTATACGTTGAAAAGGTTAAACGAAAAGAAAACGGCCAATTAGGCGAATTTGACATCGCGCCGGATTTTAAAAACGGCGGTATATACAAAGACATTGACCTGGAAACAAAAAAATTTGAAGTTATAACCGACGATTTACCTTTTTAATATGAAACGATAATTCAAAAACACGTTGAAATAAAAGAAAAAAAATGATAAAAGTAAATAGTTTAAGCGGTGGCAAAACGTCATCATATATTGCGGCAAATTATAAAGCCGATTATAATGTTTTTGCATTAGTGACAACAAGCGATAAAAATTGTTTGTTTCCGGATAAAAAATTGCGTCAAATTGTTAGCGATAAAATAGGGCGCGAATTTATTGGAACATTAGAAGAAGACGCAATAATTTACACAATTTTAGATTTGGAACAATTTATTGGTTCAAAAATTGATTGGGTTGTTGGTAAAACTTTTGACGAAATTACAAACAGAAACGGAAAAAAATATTTGCCAAACGTAACGCAAAGATTTTGCACAACCGAAATGAAGTTGCAACCAATTTTTGATTGGTGGCGAAATGAAATAAATGAAGTTATTGAAATGCGAATTGGATTTCGAGCAAATGAACAAACACGCGCAAAAACAATATTAGAAAAAACCAATAAAAACGGATTTTCAGAATTTAAAACAATAGTTGGCAAAACTAAAAATGGAAATCAAAATCGTTGGGCATCAATAGAATGGCAAAAACCGGTTTTTCCTTTAATAAAAGATAATATCAGAAAAGATACAATCGAAAAATTCTGGAAAAACAAAAACGTTCGTTTTGCTTATATGAACAATTGTGTTGGTTGTTTTCATCGAACGCCGGTTTTATTAAAATATATGAGTGAAAAACACGAAAACAAATTTGATTGGTTTATGAATACAGAAAAAAAAGGAGGTTATGGGAAACGAACATTTAAAATTGGAATGAAATACATTGATATAAAAAATAGTTTTAGACAAACAAAATTGTTTGACGATGATTTTAACGAATGCGATTCCGGCTATTGTGGTTTATAAAAAATAAAACAAAAAAATTATGGCGAAAATATTAAATCCAACAGACGAACACCGCAAAGCAATTCAATGGTGCATTAAAAACGACATTAAAGTTGCAATACACCCAACAACAAAAGGATTGCGCGTACAAATTGACGAACGCGGCAAAAAAACATTGTCGCCGCAAACTTATAATAAGGTTGAGGCCAACAATAAAGTTTGGGAAATATATTTGTATATTTACAAAAAATATTTCAACAAATGCGACTAAATTTTAACACAATTATTTATCCAATTTATGGTTGTTTAGTAGGTTTAAATTATTGGGATTCGAAAATGGAACACGTTGTGATTGAATCCGCTATTGAAGACCAAAACGAACATTGTTTGGAAATTCATTTATTTATTTTTGGTATTTCTTTTATTTGGTATTCTGAAAAGTAAATGCGAAAAATTGTTAGCGTTAAAGAAATAAAACAAACGCCGAACAATCCGCGTTTAATCAAAGACGCAAAATTCAAAAAATTAATTAAATCAATTAAAGAGTTTCCACAAATGTTGGAAATTCGGCCTATTGTTGTTGACGAAACAATGACGATATTAGGCGGAAATATGCGTTTGCGTGCGTGTATGGCCGCCGGATTGTTTGAGGTTCCAATATATATTCAAAAAGGTTTAACCGAAGCGCAAAAGCGCGAATTTATAATTAAGGACAATTCCGGTTTTGGTGATTGGGATTGGGACATTTTGGCGAATGAATGGGACGCAAAACAATTAATTGATTGGGGGGTTGATTTACCGGTTTTTGATTTGCCTATTGACGACGAACAACCAAAAGAAAACGACGACGACAAAGACGTTTGCGAGTTGTGCGGAAAATAATTTTCGTAAAATTTTCGTAATTTTTTAAAAAAAATTTTCATTTTTGTATTGTAATTGAAAAAAAACTTTTATATTTGTAGAGTAAACAAACAATAACAATAAAAAAAACAATTATGAAAACTACAAAAACAAGAACGGAAAGAGTAAAAGAACAAGCAATTTCAAACATTGAATTTTTACAAACTGAAAAGGGTTGGAATGAATTTAAAAAAATTATGTCAATGGCAGCGTTTGAAATGAATAAAAAAGAAAGAAAACAATTTTTTGAATTAATGAAAGACGAAAAAGAAAAAACTAATTTTTTAACTTATTTGTTTGCAACAACGTCAATTGAAGCGGCTTTAATTCAACAACAATAAAAACATTAAAACAAAATTTAAAACCTTTCAGAAATGAAGGGTTTTTTTTATGTCTTTTAATTTATTTAACTTTGCGTTATGTCAACAAAAACCAACATATTAAAAAACAATTTATTAGAAGCGTTGGAGCAATCATTGGGAATTGTCACAACGGCGTGTAAAATTGTGGGTTGCAATCGTTCAACGTTTTATAAATATTACAACAACGACAAAGAGTTTCGCGCGTCGGTTGATGAGTTACAAAATATGACTTTGGATTTCGTGGAATCACAATTGCACAAACAAATCAAAGACGGCAACACAACCGCAACAATATTTTATTTGAAAACAAAAGGAAAAAAACGTGGATTCGTTGAGCGCCAGGAAATACAAATGGACGGCGGCATCGAATCAAAAATCATTGAATGGACACCGGCAAAGGACAAATAAAAGAATTTTGTAACGTTCAATTTTACCAAACATTAAATTCAACGGCGCGAATTAAAGTACATCAAGGCGGTACACGTTCCGGCAAAACGTATGCGATTTGCCAATACTTAATATATAAGCTAACAACCACAAAAAAACCGTTGACAATCTCAATTGTCCGGAAAACGTTACCGGCGTTAAAACGTTCGGTATTGCGTGATTTTGTTTCTATTGCCACAAAGTTAGGCGTGTATTATAAAGGCGAACACAACAAAGCGGAAAACGTATTTAGATACAATGGTTCAATGGTTCAATTCATTTCAACAGACGATCCACAAAAAATTCGTGGCGCCAAACACGATATTTGTTTTTTGAATGAATCCAACGAATTAAACTTTGAAGATTTCCGCCAATTAAATATGCGGACCATTAGCGAATTGATTATTGATTTTAATCCGTCGGACCCAATTCATTGGCTTTACAATGAAGTTATCGAACGCGACGATTGCGACTTATTTATCACAACGTACAAAGACAATAAGTTTTTGCCGTCTGAATTAGTCCAGGAAATCGAACGCATTAAAGAACGTGACCCCGACTATTGGCGCGTATATGGCGAGGGCCAACGTGCGCAATTTTCACAACGTCAAATATTTACGAATTGGAAATATATTCCATTGGCAGAATTTCCGGAGTTCGACGAAACAATTTTAGGCATTGACTTTGGATTTACTAATGACGAATTAGCGATTATTGAGGTTGGAAAAATTAAAGATAAATTGTACATCAACGAATTAATGTATAAAAAAGGAATGACAAATCGCGACATTGCAAACTTTTTAAAATCCATAAATAAAAACGATGTTTTAGCCTATTGTGATAGCGCCGAACCAAAATCAATTGTTGAGCTGCGACAAATGGGCGTATTGGCAAAAGGTGCGGTCAAAGGCGCCGGCTCAATTAACGCCGGAATTAGTTTAATAAAAGAACATGAAGTTTTTGTCAGTAACGAATCAACCAATTTAAAACGCGAACAACATTCGTATTATTGGCAGCAATTAAAAGACGAAACAATCATCAACAAACCAATTGACGCAAACAATCATTTAATGGACGCGTTGCGCTATGCCGTTTATTCTAAATACAAAAACCGGACGGAATTTTTTGTGATATAAAAACAATTTTAAATTTTGTATTTTTACGAAAATTTTATACATCAATAAAATATGGCATCATTACTCGACCGCTTTAAAAATCTAATTTCAAAAAACGCACAACAAACCGCAACCGAATACAACCGCGCAATTTACAATTGGTTGGGCGAATCAATCGTTTGGAATCCGGAAAATGACGATTCCTATATAACAGAGGGTTACAGAAAAAATTCAACCATTTATTCATTGGTTAATTTAATAACAAAAGCCGCGACAACAATTCCGTTTCAAGTTTACGAAAAGACAAACGAAAACGATTATAAAAGATACAAGGCGATGACGTCCGGAACGTTCGACGCGTCAACAATTCATAAGGCGGCAATGTTGCAAAAACGTTCTTTGGTTGAGTTACAAGACACCGAATTGCATAAATTATTAGAACGTCCAAATCCGGCGCAATCTTATAATAGTTGGATCACTGAATTGATAGCGTTCGGAAAATTAACCGGAAATCGTTACATCTATGGAATTGGACCGGACACCGGCGCCAATATTGGAAAATATACCGAACTATATGTTATGCCGTCGCAAATTATGGAAATTGTTTCCGGTGGAATTATGAAGCCGGTTTCAAAATACAAAATAGAATATAACGGAACATATGAAATTGACGCCAACGAAATATGCCATATAAAAGATTTTAACCCTTATTATGACGGCACCGGTTCACATTTATACGGACAATCGCCATTGCGTGCCGGTTTACGTTCATTAACAACAAACAATGAAGCGGTACAAACCGGAGTTAAATATTTACAGAACCAAACGGCGCGCGGTTTATTAATGTCAGACGAGGGCGATATTAACGAGGTCCAGGCGCAACAATTAAAAGACAAATTCCGAAAACAATTTCAAGGTTCGGACAATGCCGGCGATGTTATTATAACACCGAAAAAATTGTCGTGGGTTAACTTTGGTTTAAATGCTGCGGACGTTTCATTGATTGAACAATATAACGCGTCAATAAAAGATTTATGTAATATTTACAACGTGCCGGTTCAACTACTAAACAATACCGATTCCGCGTCATATAACAATATGAAAGAAGCGAAAAAAGCGTTATATCAAAACGCGGTCATTCCGGAATTGTTAAAGATTAAAGACGAATTAAATCGTTGGTTGGCGCCTAAATTTGGCGAAAAACTTTGCATTGAATTTGATTTTTCAGTAATACCGGAATTACAAGAAGAAACGGACAAAGTCGTGGACCAATTATCGAAAGCGTGGTGGATCACACCAAACGAAAAGCGCGCCGCAATGAATTACGGAAAAGACGAACAAACAACACAATTGGACGATTACTATATTCCGGCGAATCTTATTCCGGTGCAATCAAATGAAATTGAAATTCCGGTTGAAAATATTGACGTTGACGTAAACAAGTTTTTGAATACGGACAACGTAAAAAAAAAAGAAATTTCGGAACGTCTTAAATTAGCGTTGCAAAATAAAATCGACGAACACAACGACAAAGTTGGGGACGACAAAGACAAACGAACAACGGTTTCAATATTATTTCAAGTTTATGAACGTGGCATTGGCGCATATCGAACAAATCCGTCAAGTGTACGGCCGTCGGTATCGTCGCCGGAACAATGGGCAATGGCTCGCGTTAATTCATTTTTATACGCATTAAGAAACGGCAAATTTAGAAGTGGCAAACACGACACCGAT